ATTTTCAGTAATTTTCCGTATCGAGAAGCTTTTTGTGTGGTGCCAGTGAGCCCTCGTTAGATTATTACTTGTGTGAAACTTTTAGTGTGGTGACTGTGAGACATACATTCTTGTACATCTTTATAACTTCTACTTGATCTTTTCCTCTTTAATATGTCGAAAACCAAATCTACTATGAGTAATCGCTCTCTTGCGAACCCTATTCAATCTACTACTGAATCTACTGATCTATCTATTACTTCTACTAAATTCGTTGGTCAATCTGTTACTAGCGTTTCATCTGGTAGACCCTTTGGCGGCCGTTGTGTCGTTGGAGGATCTATTCAGCCCCTTGCGGAAGAAACTTGGTCCGCCCGTGATTTTATGAAGAAACCCCAACTAGTTTACGAAGGCACTTGGACTACTGATCAAGCTCCCGGAACTCAACTCATGCCTCGCATGGACGTTCCTCAAGTTCTCAATTTAACCGGGAACTTAGCTCGACAAATGCTCGAATGCTTCGCTTACTTCAAACTTTGTTTAGTTACACGTTTTGTATTTGCAGGTTCTACGCTCCATCAAGGAGCTGCGATTTGCTTTACAGATCCCTTTAATCAAATGTCCGATGAACCTTATTCTACCGAGAACCCCTTTCAAAAGTACGTTAATGTTTTCTCTGCTTCTATGCAACCTGGTGGCCAGGTGGACATCTCCAAGAACAACGTTGTTGAAATTAACATTCCCTTCGAACATATACTTCGATACATGACTACAAATTCCAAAGACTCTTTTGATATTATGACATCTGTTAGAATGATTATTTTGAACCGACTCCGAGTAGCTACTGGTGGTACAACCACTGTTGGCTTTAAAGTTTATCTTTACGCTAAATCCGTAGAGTTAGGCTTTCCCATTCATCCCCATGACACTCAAATTCCGACCCTTAAATATATTTTATCTAAAAACCGAATGCGTGCTGATGCTTTTGAAGAGGCGCTTGGAGGAGTAATGAAAGGTATTTCTGGTGCTGTACAACTTGGCACAGGAATAATGTCTGGAAATCTCCCTGGTGTAATATCTGGAGTGAGTAATCTTGTTGGTGGAGTCAACGAGGTTGCTGGAAACTTTGATAAACCTAATGCCATGGGCGCTAGTGTAGTGAATCACAACTCTACTTTCGCGCCTATTGGGCACATGAAAGGTGTTGACTCCAATACTGTTAACCTGGGAGGTCAACAGGGTGGGCTTTATGCCACCGAACCATTCTTTTCTGGTGTGTCTGAGCGAGAGCTTAACATCAAAGATATAATTCAGAAGAAAGGTTTGGTTGAGCAGTATTTAATAACTACTGATTACCCCACTGGACATATCATCCGTCGTTTTCCTGTAATGGCTGGTTTTTGTGCCTGGGAGGCTGGAGCTCCTGGACAAAGACCTGTGTCTTATCATAACTTTCTTAGTTACATGTCTAATTATCATACATTTTACTCTGGCTCTTTTGAGTTTGAGTTTCATTTCATTATGACTATGATGCAACGTGCTACTATTGGTTTTGCTTTTGTACCCAACGCTGTGGACAGGACTCATGTCCCTACTAGCGATGAACTTGCTTCTGATCCTTATGCTGTTGTTGCCTTAGACGGCAATACTCGTCGCTTCAATATGACTATCCCTTGGGTTAGCTCTGTTGCTAGAAAATACTGTGTTCCTTGGGCTTCGGTCAATGAGGATTACTTTACTGACGAGACCATTGTTGGCTATCTTTACGCTTTTATTATTAATCCGCTTACTACCCCTCAAGCTACACCTTCAACTATTGAGATGAATGTCTACGTAGGTGCTGGTTCTGATTTTGAATTTACTGTTCCGCGTGCGCGGAATGAAGTGCTTGGTGTGAATGTCCCTTTCCCTGTTGCTATGAAAGCTGATGCTGGAGAAGTTCCTACTGGGACTTTAGTCGATTTAGGTGTCGAAAATGCTGACAATGCTGGTGCTGCGCCTCTAACCGAGGTTTCGGCTGAAACTGGTATTTTGGATGAAGTTAGACAACCTCAAGAACAAGACTTACAAGGCAGAGAAGCTGCGCCCATCACAAAAACCGTGTTGGCTGCTGGCTCTGTCGCCCATAAGCTTGAGCTGCCGACGGGAGAGTCCTATCCTACTGTCCTTGATTTGTGCAGACGTGCTTGTTTGCTCTTTACTGAACCGCTTATCTTTCGAAAAGTTTTAAACTTTGGTCCTATAGCTGCTACTACTGCAGATTCTGGGGCTACTTATTTGCCTACTACCGATAGACCATACATAGCTTCTTTTGATTTTCCTATAACCCCTATGATTCCTTCTTTGCATTCTTACTTTGATTACGGAGCTGCTTTCTGGAGTTTAGATGGCGTTCCACCCATTCCTATTAGTGGAGCTCTGTATAAGGGAGCTTCTTCTACTGCTGTGCTTGTGACTGCTATGTCACGTTTGTTTGCTGTTTGGCGAGGAGGTTTACGTTTTATTGTTCAACCCCAAACTCATAATACCCAACCATTAACCTGGTCTGCTACATATGTTCCTGATAATAACCAATTCAATTCACCTTTTCGCTTCGATTCTGTTGGAGAGAATTCAGCCTATTCCACACACATCGGAAATTTGGTTGATAACAAGGGTATTTCTGTTACTGTACCATACTATTCTGGATACGATCAACTGGTGACTACTACTAATTCGGTAGTTGAGCCAAATGGTCTATCTATGGGTAACCTGATTATTACTGCTTCTTTACCTGCCACTTTGAATCAAACCCCCCAATTTTCTGGAGATAATGAGACACTTGTGTTTCAACACACTGGAGAATCAACACTTGAACCTGCTGGAACCCCTTATATTAACTGTAATGTTTACATGTCTGCTGCTGATGATTTTACATTGGGTATACTGGTTTCACCCCCATTCACATATTCGTTGGAGGATCTTTCACCCCCACCTGCGAATTCTGTAAATTCGGTTGGATTTAGAAAACAGAAAGCTGCTTGGCTTGCTCATATTAAGAAGCAAGCGGCTTTGTCTGAGAAATTATTTGAAGAGTTTACTTTAGTTTGAGCTATTCTGGACTTCCAGACTCAACAAAAACCCAAAAACACTCGCATAATGAGATAATCTAGAGTACTTCTATTACTTGTCCTAAAACAATTGCTGTGAGTAGACAAGACTCATCACCACGCCCAGTTTGTGAGACAGCGAAGTTTCGATCGTGAAGATCGTTATTTACGTGTGCGTACTAACATGAGAAAACTTTTAAGGTTTCACTTTGTGTGTTGGGATCAAGATTGGTAACAATCTCCCTTCGCTAGATGAGTGGATGACTTTAAGAGTGTGTATGTGTTAGCTAAAACAATGGTATTGGAGAATACAGCCCCCACGGGAACGAGCGGGGAACATCAGCGGCGTTCTGGCATTACGGTGCAGCCACCCGACGGCAGTACAACAAACTTTAAATTCAACATTATGGCTACAATTCAACAAACTACGTCTTGTATTCACAACCTTGTTGGATGTACTACTTGTGCTCCTATCTTTATTGAGAAATTGATGCGATACGACGCTGAGAAGGAAAGCGTGGAAATGTTACAACCTGACGACCTGACTTTGAAAGTGTGGATGGACCTCACTCATGAGGAGCAACATAACCTGCTCATGGCTCATGCCGTGTCCCTCAAAACCCCCCCCCCTGGAGTTGACTACCGGAAAGTGTTCCGGTATTACAGACGACTCGCGATCCAGTACGCAAAAAGTACTTGGTTTTACGTGTCGTATGTGCCTAAACAACTTGTGTGGACGATGTTCTACACTGCTCTCAGCTCTTTTGATGAAGGAGGGATTTTGGTGAAGGCCATCGCTGCGATGGAGAGGGCTTACGTTTTCGGACGGGAAGCTCTCGATACTACTCTTGGAAAGATGGTCAAAACCATTGGCCCTGATCTTATCTGCCTTGGTGTGCACATGGGCACTAGTACAAACGCTGGAAAGCTTTTCAGTGTTGTCGAATTCGTGGTTCGACAACTGGGTAATACCCAGTTTACCTACACGATCTCAGAAATTTGGACTAAATACATCAGTCCTTGGCTTTCTTACCTTCGATTCGGGAATAATGCTCGCAAATCCGAGGAACCATCTGCGGACGCTTTTGGAGAAATTGGTGCAAACCAGTTTATCGAGGCCGCAGTGGGCTCAGCCACCGTTGTAGGTGCGCTGGTCGCTGGAAAGAAGTCGATTAACAACAAAGAGATTTCTGAATCCGTTACTCGCTGGGGCAACCTAGGGAGAAACGTGTCCAATATGGAGAGAGGCATTTCGACCTTGAGCAAATTGGCCACTTTCTTTACTGATGTGGTCAAGAGTGCTGTGCTTTATTTCTTCCCCGGACTTACGCTTGGACTGGGAGTCGAGGCTGAGTTCCTACGAGAGGGAATTGACGTGGCTCGCTTTATGCGCTTACATGAAGAACTGACAAAACGAGATGAGAGAGACGCTCTTGTCACCAACCCGACTACCTTTGCGAAGATAGTGGAGGCCACTAGACTTAGTGGACTCATTGTCCGAGCAATGGCAGAGAAAAGAGTTGTCGTCGTCGCCGGAGCAGCAACATCACTGCATAACATGCGACGAGAGATCTCTGAATTTGCCAAGTATTACTGCCATTTCAACAGTTCCGCCATACGGCGGTGTCCCTTTCACGTTCAAATCGTGGGGGCTGCTGGAGTGGGTAAAAGTGACATCATGGGAAGATTACTTTCAGATGCCCCGAAATTGATCGTAGCGCTCGATCTCCCTGGCACCAAAACAGGTGTTCCCGAGGGAGAAGTAGGCTTTACGTTTCATGGGACGGGCGAACCCAAGATCTACTCCAAAGGAGGAGGTCTTAAACACGACGACAAGTATAACACCGAGTTGAAGTGTATGGCTTGGGATGATATGTTTGCGGGCACAGGTGAGACCTGTGAAGAGTCAGATGCTCTCTGGCTAATCCGCGGCAAAAGTTCCATGACGTGCCCTGTTAAAATGGCTGCCCTTGAAGACAAGGGAGCTGAGTTGTCGATCTTGTTTTTGGTGAGCTCCACTAACACGGAGTATCCCCAATTTGCTGAGGTGCGCCACGCCGAAGCAGTTCACCGGAGGAGAGATATCCTGGTGAGACTGCTGAAAGATGGCTCCTTCGAGAGATTGCCCCCTAAAGCAACTGGGAGTGCGACTCTTGAAAAGACTTATGCTAATTATGACGAACTCCTAGTGGATGTTGTCAAGGAAGGCGCTCGCTTTCTGAACCAACCTCTGCTGGGGTCCCGCGTAAAATCAAGTGCGGAGATTAAAAGTTTTCTGGAGAAATGTAAAAACCATAACATGGAGATAAGCGACTACTCTCGCGAAGTCGCGGCTGTACTATCAACGAGAGCCGATGCTGGAGAAGAAGGTCGCGCGAGATCTATCTTCGAAGAGCTACCACTCCCTGAAGCCCCTCCCCGTGTAGTTTACAACGTAGATGAAGCGGAAGGAGCTGAAAGGGATCAAGAACGATTGATCGATGAAGGAAAAGTTCTGCCCTGGGATGTGTGTGAATGCTGTGCCAGTAACATCTGCGCAGTGGATCGCCTCCTGAGGTGTCAGTACTTTGAAGATCCTATCGGCTTTGACTACCTGGAGGACGCTCTGCATGAGACGGATTCTTGGATCTGTGCTCAGCGGGAGGTCTGGTACCTCTACGAACAAGAGGTGATCTGGTCTTTCATGATGCTGAAGTGGGAGGAGTTTAGCGACGCTCAACAAAAGATTGTTGCTTGGTTTTACCAGGAAGGTGAGGCCTCGAAAGGCCTGAGAGAGTTTCTCTATGACATCATAGACTACGCTCCCATTGAGATCAGGAGAGACATCCTGGCCCGCGAAAATATTGCGGAAGTGTGGAACTGGTCTGTGCAACATCGTTACGAGAACTTTTATGCTTTCTTTGATGAAAGTTTGAGAATGCAAGCCGATAGCGGCGAGTCCACTTACAAGTGGCAAGAGTTCGAAGGAGAAGGACAAGATACCTGTGGACCCTACGGGATCCTTCATGAGATGGAGGAGAGCCGTTGGGAGAAATTTGTGGCTGCCATTCACGCTGTGTGGCAATTTACGAAAGAGAAAACGAGTGCTGGACTTCTCAAAGCGAAGGCTGCTTGTTCTTGGCTGGGAGCCGAGACTTACGAGTTGCTGTACGCGATGGGAGTTCTTACATTGAGCCTGATGGTGTCGTTCCTTTGCTGCATAATGGCCATTAGTTTGGCTTGCCGTGCTTACAACGGAATAGCTCACCTTTTGGGCTGGACCCCGATGGCTGACGCCCAAATGGGCCCTTCTGGAGGAGACGCTCAAACTTCCCGCGCTGGGAGAGTGAAAGTAGCTCGCTTCAGGGCTCATGCTTACGAAGAGGCTAGAGAGATCTTCAAGAAAACGCTCAACGAACGAGGTTTTCCTGAAGTTGCTTTGGCCATGGAAGAAGCCATGGAGAAGAAATATGGTAAAATGTATAGTGATGCTGGCTACGAGACCAACTCGGAAATGTTCCTGGAGAAGTCTCTTTTTGAGATAGTGGCGCCCTTTGACAAAGGAACCCTGTTTCTTCAAGGACTTGGAATAGTTGGGAGTACTGGCCTTGTTCCGTGGCATTACGCTGCGAGATTTAAGACCGAAAAGGACTGTACTCTCATTTATCGTGGAATGGAGTTCCCGATAAAAGTGAATCCCTCTGATTTTACGAGGCTGCAAATGCCTGATGGAGGAGATCACCCTGATCTGGCCTTCATGAATCTGTCGAAAAAGCTGGGACAGTTCCCAGACTTGATGGCTCGGCACCATCTGGTTTCACTCGAGAAGATTCCCGACTTGAGTGGAACGACTGCGGAAATACCATCATATTATCGCACGTCAAGAACCAACGGGAACACGATCCATCACGTGAAAGTGAAGATGGAGAAAGACCTTGCTTACGGAGATTCGTCTCTGTTTACTGACAAAGAGGATAGGTACGTCTTACCAACAGGATTTACCTATGCCGTCGATGCTAACAAGATCAAGTGTGGAGCCCCCCTTGTGCACACTACAACAACACAGGGAAGCATCTTTGCTATGCATGTAGCCAAAGATGGAACTGGAAAGAGTTACGCCACAATAGTGGACCATGACTTGATCCAGTGGAACCTGAAACGACCTCAACTGCAAGCGAACGCGCAGTTTGATGACATTCCTGAGTGGATGGAAGGGAACATGCTTGGAGTACCGAACTCCGAGCTGTCCTTCGTCGACCCTGCGCAGGTGAACCTCACAGTTTACCCGGAGGGAAACATGCAATACGTGGCAACACTCAAGCCTGGCTGGCAGGAGAAAATATCCAACCGCACTGACATACTACCAAGTGCGTTTCATGGAGAGATCTTTCCTGTTTTGTCTGGCCCGAGTGTAAAGACCGTCCACGACTCACGGCTGAAGCCCGAAATAGCTTCAAACCCCGAATTCACCCCCCTGAACGAAGGCGCTAAAAAGTTCTCAAGACCTACTAAAGCCTTCCCGAAGCTCTGTGCTCAACGCGCAGTTCGCTTCTTGATTTCGCTGATACTACTGATTAAACCCATTGGAATGAAAGCTCGGAAATTGACAGAGAGTGAGACGATTAACGGAGTCCCTTCTTGGGGATACACCAGGCTGAACATGCTAACGTCGGCCGGTGCCCCCCTGAAAAGGCTTCGAAACAGAGTCTCTGGTGCAGTCGGAAAAAGATTCCTCTTTAAGTTACAAAACCCAACTGAAGGGGATGAATCCAAAATTGTTTACGCAATCGAAAACGAACACCTACGCCGTGGAGTTGACGAGTACGAGACCAACTTAGCCAATAGAGTAAGAACTTTTATGGTGACCTATGCCAATCTTAAGGATGAGGGCAGAAGTCTTGCTAAGGTGGAATCTGGTGCTACTAGACTCTTCGACTGTATGTGGTTGCCCCATACTATGATGATACGCAAGTATTTCGGATCGTATGTGGCCGCCATGAACAGAAACTGCTCGGAAGGCATGTTTGCAGTGGGGATCGACCCGGCTAGTCCGGGGTGGTCCCAACTGTTCAAAAGGCTTTCCAAGCATGGAGGCAAAAGTATTTGTGGAGATTACAAGGAATGGGATGGAAGATGCGACCCTGAATCTATGATGCGGGCGGTTGACGTGGTCAACGCTTGGTATCAAACGTATGGAGAAGGAGACTGGACTGCCCATGATGACATCGTTCGACAGATCTTAATACTGGACGTCATTTCAACTTATACAATTTATGGAAACACTGTGGTACTGAAAAACCAAGGCCTACCTTCGGGTATGGCTGTCACTGCTGACTTCAACTGTTTAGTTAACGCCCTGTACATGTACACTGCTTTCTACGCCTTGAGACCTAATGACGGACAGATTTACGACCCCGCCGAAATGGAATTAACCTTCTATGGAGACGATCATGTGATCTGCCCTGAGGAGAGGATTCTCAAGTGGTTCAACTTCAACACGCTTCAACAATATTACGCCGACCACGGAATAGTATACACCGATGCCCTGAAAACTGGCCTGGAGTCCCCCGATTACTTACCCCTAGCTGATGTCTCGTCTTACCTTAAAAGAAGGTTCGTGAGGCACCCGCTTTACCCCAAATACATACTCGCCCCCTTGGAGAAGAAGACGATTACGGAATTGGTGAACTGGGTCCGCAAATCCCCCGACAATGTTGCCGCTCTCATGTCAAATCTGAGAGATGTTCAACGCTTTTCATACCATCATGGAAAAGAATTTTACAACGAGATAGTAGGGAAACTTAATGACCGCATAACTGCTGAGATCAAGAGTTTACCTGGAGACCATTCCTGGACCCTGCTGACGGAAGATTACGAGGAAATGGATGAGCTTTGGCTTTCCCAGTTTCACCCCGTAGGAGCAAATTAGTGTTAAATGTTTTATATGTTTACTACGCCCGCTGGATTCTTTTCTAGTTGGGTGCCCGTTTCTAGATTTCTTTAGGGCCTAAAGTAGGTGAAATCAAAATAACTGTTTGTTTGTGTCCCAGTTTTAAAATTGACAAAATTCGC